ACTTTTGTTGAGTGTGTATTTATACTTACATCGTTTTGGTTATCTAAAAGGGCATTTGGCAAAGCATTTCACTTATCTAGTATGGTACAATGCTTTATAGTGTCAAATTTAACATATTATATACTTAATAGGATTACAACACCTTTAGGAATAAGTATAGTTGTGCCTATATTGTTAGGTGTAGGATTATCTTATGTTACATCAAAATTAGTCAAAAAGATGTATAAACCTTTATATAGAGGTATGCCTGAAGATTTATTTAACGAAACAATATTAAAAATAGTTGATAAAGATAGCGAAAAATACAAGATTTGCTATGATTATTACATTAAAAAAGAAAGAGCATTGGCTTTATCATTTAAATATCAATATTCTGAAGCAGGAATAAGAAAAATAAAAGATAGAGTAAATGAAAAGATAAAAGAACTTAAATAGTTCTTTTTCTTTATGTGTAGCATTTTGTATCAATTAAAAAAGATATGATGAAAATGGAAGGAGATATAGCGATACGAGTAAAAATTTTAAAACAAAGATGAAAGTATTGCTTCCTTCCATTTTTTATTTAGGAGGTATAAAAATGTATAACAATCCTTATGTAAGTTCTTACAATCCACAACCAAGTTTAGACAGAATTAATGCACAAATTAACGAATTAGAAAGAATGAAAGAACAAATGCAAAGACCTGTTCAAACTCAACCAACAAATCTTACTCAAAACTTTCAATTAGCACCTACTAATAGAGATGTTATTAGGTATGCAGGTTCTATGGATGAAGTTCAAAGAGATATGGTAATAGGAGATACACCATATTTTAGCAAAGATATGTCTGTTGTATGGATTAAAAATACTAAAGGGGAAATAAAGACTTATGAATTAAAAGAAATAGTACAAAAGGATGAAAAGGATTTAATGATAGAAAATTTACAATATCAAATTTCAGAATTAAGAAAGGAAATGAAGGAAAATGCCAAATCAAGTAGTAACGATGTTGATGAACCAACTGAAAGCAAAAAATCCACAGATGTTTCAATTCCTAGAACAAGCACAAAAAAATCAAAATAATCCAATGGAAATATTTAAACAGGTAACACAAAAATATAGCCCACAACAAATGGAGCAATTATATGCTAATGCAAGAAAATTTGGAATACCTGATGAAGTAATTAAACAAGCCCAAAGTAATATTGGTATCAACTCAAAATAGAGTTTGATATAAAAAAATATTAAGAAAGGAGAAAAGAAAAATGAATGGAAGTTCAGGAATAACACCTACAGTTGAGTTAGCAACTACAAATGGAAATGGATTTGCTTACCCATACCCTGTAATGCCTATGTATGGCAATGGTTATGGCAATAATGGTGGTTTCTTTGGTTCTGATGGAATTTGGGGAATTATCTTATTGGCACTACTATTCAACAATGGATGGGGTGGATTTGGTGGAAATGGTTGGGGTGGAAACAACCTAGCAACTACAGACTTTGTTTCTAGCGAGTTTACTCAAAGAGATATAAGTCAATTAAATAACACTGTTACAAGTCAATATGGAAATTTAAGTACACAACTTTGTAACTGTTGTTCAGACATCAATTCCAACATAGCAAATGGCTTTTACAATACTGCTAATAACCTATGTAATTTAAGAAGTGATGTATTAGAAAATCGCTATGCAAGTGCTTTAGGCTTTTCTAACACTCAAAGAGATATTTTAATGCAAACTACACAACTTGAAAACCAATTAGGTATGACAAGTTTACAAGGTTTAGCAAGATTAGATAGTTGTTGTTGCGATATTAAACAAGCCATAAGAGAAGATGGAGAACAAACTAGAGCATTAATCACTCAAAATACTATTCAAGATTTAAGAGATAGATTAACTCAAGCAAAAGACATTATAAGTGATAGGGAACAAACTGATACTATTTTATCAAGATTACAACCTACACCAACACCTGCATATTTGGTTTCTAGTCCATATCAATCACTATTAAATACAGGAATAACAAGTGGTTGTGGATGTGGCAACTTTTATGGCACAAATATTATTTAACATAAAGTAGATTACTACAAACCTGATTACAGGAACTTGATTTTTTAAGAGATAGACAAGTTCTATCTCGTTTTTGTTAAGAAATGCACAATAAAAGTGGAAATATTGTAATAATTTAACAAAAAATGCCCTGTTTTTACAATATATTGTGCAAAAATGTGAAAGGAGAATAAAAATGATACAAGCATTACAAATTACACCTGAAGTATTAACTTCAAATACAGATAATATAAACTTTGATACTGTTGATTTAAGAAGCAGAAGTGCTAATTGTTGTGGATGGCTTCAATATATGATGGGAGGAAGTGATTTCACTATTATAGGTGGAGGAACATTCAAAATATCTTTTAATGCCAATGTAACAAGTGCAACTGCAGGTCAAGTGGCACTCGCATTAAAAACAAGCACAGGTTCAGATGTTGAAGGTACTGAAATGGATGCAGAAATAACTACTGCAGGAGTATATACTAATATTTCTTTTAATAAAATAATAAGAGTTTGTCCAAGAGTAAATACAACTGTTAGCATTGGTTCTTTACCTGCAATTTCAAATGTTGTGCCTGTTGTGGCTACTCAAATACCTACTATAAAAGATGCTAACCTTGTTATAGAAAAAATTGCCTAATGAATAACAATATAGATAAAGCATCATTATTATTGCAATTATATAGTTTGATAATAATAATGAAAGATTATAACAATAGCGATTTAATGCAAGAATTACAAAAACAAGATAGTGATTATTTAGATAAAATAATCAAACAAAACGAAGAAATATTGCAAATTTTAAAAGAGAGGGGGTAATTTATGGAAGAGCATAAATTACATAATCAAATTCTTGATAAAACTGAAGAAAAAATAGAAGAAATATTAGAACAAGAAATAAATCCAACTAATTTAGACTATTTATATAAATTAGTTGATATTCACAAAGATATAAAGGAGGAAATGTGTATGAATAATGGAAGTTATGGAAATTATGGCAACTATGGAAATTATGGTGGCAGAAGAGCAGGTTACGATAGTTATGGAAGAGGGGGCTATAGTAATTATGGCGAAGGCTCTTATGGAAGAAGAGGCTACGATGCTAAATATAGAGGCGATGAAAGTTTAGATAGAATGTATGGCGAATATGGAAGATATATGGAAAGTCGCAACAGATATGGAGCAGGAGAAGAAAGCGATAAATCGTTTCATTATATGGTAAAAGCATTAGAAGATTTTATCAAAGTATTATATGAAGAAGCAGATACTCAACAACAAAAGCAAGAATTAATGCAAACACTACAAAATTCAATGATGTAATATGTATAAATTTTATAATCAAAATCCATTAAATAAATATGAAGATGATTGTGTAATACGAGCAATTTCTTGTGCTACAGATAAATCTTGGGATTATGTTTATGATTATTTAAGCGATATAGCACAATATGAAGGTACACTATTAGACAAAAGAGATTTTGTTAGAAGATACCTAGACAGGACTTATCAAAGATTAAATGGTTTATATGGAACTGTTGGAGAAATATCAGGAATGTTCCCACATAATACATTACTTATTACAATTCCATCTCATATTGTGTGTTCCAAGAATGGAATTGTATATGACACCTTTGATTGCAGAAATCGACCTGTTGAAAGTGTTTGGCTTGTAAAATAAAAAGACTTTATAAGTCTTTTTTTTCTATATATATTTCGGTTCTTGGTTTTTCTTTATCATAAAATACTCTAGTTCCATCAAAACTTTCTATTATAGAATAATTATCATCTTCTAAAACTTTATATTTAACTAAAATATCACATACTGCCTGAAGAAGATTAGTTATGTCGCATTTTCTGTGTGTTCCTTTATAAAAATGACATTTAAGATTTATAGGATTATTAATAGGCTTTGATAATAAAGGCATATATGGTTTACATTTTTTTTCATATTCTTGGTATGGTTTGCTAGGCAAAATTATTGGTTTTCCTTTAATCATTACTACTTGTGAATGATTTTTTTTAGTTACAGGCTCAAAAGGTATAATTATTTGCATTTTTTCATCTCTCTTTCCATTTTTAACTTAAATTTAGTTTTTTCTATTTCTTTTTTAACTTTTTTTAATTCATTAAAAGCATCTGTTCTTTTTTGAGCATCATAAAAATATATGTCTATTACTCTTTTTAAATTTTTTTCTTTTAAATTTAATATAGCCAATTTATCAATTAAGTTAGTATCCATAACACCACTCTACTTTAAATAAAGCATAACATAAATTGACTTAAATGTAAAGTTGTGTTAATATTTTTATAGTGTAGGTGGTAAAAAATGGGAAACACTAGACAAAATAATTTAGAAATTCAAAAGAAAAATCAAAATGAATTGAGAAAATTGGAACAGTTTTATGTAGAAGGTAAAGTTGATACTATGCTTCAAGAAGTAGAGGCAAAAAAGAAAGA